GATCCTCGCCACGGGATACATCCTCCAGGACAAGCGCCTCGTAAGGTCGACCCCATTCAGCCTGAAGGGTATCGATGCCCGTGTGTTCCTCCACGAGCTCGACCACCTCAACGGAGTGGTCGTTTAATGCCGAGGAGCGGGTACAGGTTGGACCGGGACGGGAACCATGTTCCCCCTGACGCACCGTCGAAGTCCACCAACTACGGGTACCCGACCGAAGTTGAAAAGACCCCCTGGGACGAGGAATGGGACTTCACCCGGCTCTACCAGGGGGACGACCTACCCAGCAGGCTGGCTGGATTTTGGAAAAACGAACATGAAGGAGACTGGGAATGAAATCGATCAAGGTTACAAGCAACGCGGTCCACGGTCAACTGACCACCGCCTGCAGCGTCAAGCAGGGTGTGATGGTTGGTAACGTGTACTGCCAAAATTGCAAATCGTTCGAAGGGTACGACGAAGGGAAAGGCATCAAGGTGCTGTGCTCGGACGAGGACCAGCAGAAGGGAAGCTATGTCCATGGATAAACCTTTCCCATACCAGGAGGAGGGGGTTCGCCGGATGGCTGACTTCTTTTGCCAGGGAAACCACGGGGTTATCCTTGGGGACGACATGGGCCTTGGGAAGACGGTCCAGGCCCTGCTGCTGATCAACGCCCTGCGCCCCCTTCACGTCCTGGTCGTATGCCCGGCCAGCGTAAAGATCAACTGGGAACGGGAGGCCAGGAAGTGGGTGCACGAAGACTACGTGATCGGTGTCATGGATGGCCGCGGCGCCGTCCCGGTAACCCCCGGGTTTCCCTTGATTGAGATCGTGAACTACGACATCCTCCAGCATCTAGACTTCAGCAAGTGCGAGTATGACCTGGTGGTCTATGACGAGGCCCACTATCTGAAGAGCCCGGACGCACAGCGGACCGTGGCCGCCTCCAGGATCTGCACGTCCAAGCGCCTGCTCATGACGGGAACCCCGATCATCAACCGCCCGAAGGAAATCTGGCAGCTGATGCTCCTGTGCGGAATGTGTAGCCCGGAGGAGTTCCACAAGTTCGGTCTTAAATATTGCGGGGCCCGAAAGCGGACCGATGTCAGGATGGTTGGTCCGAAGGGCGGGAAATTTCCGAAGCGCGTCGTCGTCTGGGACTACGACGGGGCTTCCAACCTGGATGAGCTCAACCACTGGCTGCGGAAGAAATGCCTTATCCGCCGTTTGAAAAAGGATGTGCTGACAGATCTTCCGGACAAGACCCGGCAGATCATCGAGCTGCCGCGAGATGGATCTTATGAAAAAGACGTTCAGTTCTTTGAAAAGGCCGAGCTCCTAGTATTAACCCGCGGTATGTTGTGCTTGAAAGGGCATGACCGTGACTCTCTCAAATACATGCAGTCCGTAAACAACCTCAACGACGAGATCCGCCTGGCCTTCGAGGAGATCAGCCTGATCCGGCACGAGACGGCCCTCGAGAAAATGGAACAGGTTCTGGCGTTCATCTGCCACGCCCTGGAGTCGAGCGACAAGATCGTGGTGTTCGCCCACCACCGGGACGTTGTTGAAGAGATTGCCACCGAGCTATGGCACGCCGGGATGAAGCCTGTACAGCATCACGGCGGGATGACGGGAAGCCAGAAGCAGTCCAGCGTGGACGCTTTCCAGAACGATCCGTCCTGCCGGGTGTTCGTCGGCAACATCGCGTCGGCTGGAGTCGGCATCACCCTGACCGCGGCCAGCCACGTCATCTTCGCGGAGCTCGATTGGGCCCCCGCGATGATGACGCAGTGCGAGGACCGATGCCATCGCTACGGGCAGAAGGACAACGTCCTGGTCCAGCACCTGGTGTACGAGAACTCGATCGACGCACGCATCGCCAAGACCCTCGTTAAAAAACAAAAAATTATCGACAGCGCTATTGACGGGACCACTTCGGGTGCCGTAGATTGGCTGTCTGAGTTAACAAATAGCCATTAACCATAGGAGGAACACATGGCCCAAGTAATGCAAATCCACAAGGTCGACAATGGATACTTCATCCAGACCATTGAGAAGGAAGGATCGGCGAAGGAAGGAATCGCGATCGCCAACAACATGGACGAGGTAATGTCCCTGGTAGACGCCAAGCTCCGCGAGATCGAAGGCGTCCAGAAGAAGATCGAAGCCAAGGCCGAGATCATCCCGTTCACCAAACCAAGTGAGACAGAAGGGCCTCACGCCCCGCCGAACACTTCAGTGGAGGGGACTCCGGAAAAACAGGACACGCTCGAGGACTACGAGGCCGAGCTCATCCGCATCATCGACGACAACGACCGCGACGCGGCCCACGACCGCCTCAAGGTACATGTCGACAACGGGGTTATCGAGCCCTACAAGCCGCGCCTCGGAATCCAGAATCTGGTTTCCCTCCTCCGGGAGGCCGACAAAAAACAGCAGGGGACAGATGGTGAAGAAGACGTTCCGACCTCCGGAGCCACGCTGCCGTCCGGCGCCCCGCTTCCTCCAGGTGTTCCGCCTCCGACCCCCTCGTCGGTCAAGCCTGCCGCCGATCCGTTTGCAACGGGCGAAGCGGTGATCACCATCCAGGATGTAAGCAAGGCCCTCCAGGAAGCCGCAAAGCGCACCGACGCCCTCACCGCGTTCGGCGTGCTCCGTGAACTCGGTGCAGAAAAGATCACCGAGCTTGACCCGTCCGTCTGGGCCGAGGCGATTGCCAAGGCCAACAACATCAAATAACATCAACCGTGCCGGGCCCCTCCGGGGGTCCGGCCAGAAAGGAAAGTTATGCCACCAACAACACATTCAACCCTTGGCGCCAGCTCTGCAAGCCGCTGGCTTAACTGCCCTGGAAGCGTATCGCTCTCCGAAGGAATGCCGAACCCGAGCAGCAAGTACGCGCTCGAGGGAACGGCGGCCCACCAGCTCGCCGAGGAATGCATCCTCAACAAGCGCAGCCCGTACACCTACATCAACGGGGGTACCGTGACGCTCGAGGACGACGACGGCAACCAGATCGAATACGAGGTAACCTCCGACATGGCGGAGGCCGTCATGGTATACCTGAAGGAGGTCACGGCGCTTGCCAACTACCTCGGTCAGGACATTACAGGGGAGAACGTCGAGGTTGGATTCCATCTCGACTGGATCGACGAGGAACTCTGGGGGACGAACGACCTCATGCTTGGCGTCCCCTTCGACACCCTCTACATCTACGACTACAAGCATGGACAGGGGGTTGCCGTCGACGTGGAGAACAATGTGCAGCTCATGTACTATGCGCTCGGCGCCCTCGGGCCGGACAACCCCAACTGCTACACGGACGTTGTCCTTTGCATCGTGCAGCCACGCGCCACCCACCCGGACGGACCGATCCGGAAGTGGCGGGTGTCCGTGGACGCGCTGTATGATTTCCATGTGAAGCTGCTCGAGGGGGTGAAGGCCACCCGCGATAAGAACGCCCCGCTCTGCAGCGGCCCGCATTGCCGCTGGTGCCTGGCGCTCAGCGTGTGCCCCGAAGTTGGCAAGGAGGCCGCATCGGTTGCAGGGCTCACCGCCAAGCAGGTGTTCGGCGACAAGCCGCTTACCTTTCCGGGGCCGAACGAAATCCTCCCGGAACAGAGGGTTAAGCTCTACCAGTTCATCGAGCAGTTCGAGCAGTGGGCGAAGGCCATTAAGTCCGATACCCACGACAAGCTTCTGTCGGGGCATGATTTCCCGGGGTTGAAGGTTGTCGCCGGGCGTGCCTCGCGCAAGTACCGCGACGAAGCAGAAGCGGAGAAAAAACTGGTCGGGCTTATCGGGGAGGACGCCTACACGTCTTCGCTGAAGTCGGTGGCGCAGGCCGAGAAGGAGCTGAAAAAGCACGGCCTTGGGCCCGAGGCCATCTCCGACCTCATCGAGACCACCCGCGGGAATACCGTGGCCCTCGAGTCGGACAAGCGCCCGGCGCTCACCATCAAGACAGCGTCGGAAGCGTTCGCGTAAAATAAATCATCAAGTGGTATTTACAGGTTCGCGTGGACCTGGTACGTTACAGGCAATCAAACCATAAGGAGCAATTCATGAACTCAGACATCAGCTGGAATTCCAGGGTGGATAACCAGGCGCTGCTGCACAAGGGCAAGATCCACAGGGCCCTGAACAGCATCGCGGCTAAATTGAAGCTGGACCATCTCGAGCCGGAAAAACCGGATGCACAACTCAGCGAGAACAACAACTGGTTGGCCTCGCTGGCGAACAAGATCGAGGCGTTGGATAACGCCATTGTATAAAAGCCATTAAACGCAAGGAGAAACAGACCATGGCAGATCAAAGGACACCAGAAGTAATCACCCCCGAGTTCCGGGGATCGTTCGTACATCTTTTCCAGGTGGAAAAGAAACCCGACGGCAGCGATGGAATGTATTCCATCAACGCCCTGTTCCCGAAGAAGAGCGCGGACTGGAAGGCTGACCTTCCCTGGCTCTTCGAGAACCTGAAGGCCGCGCTGCTGATCAAGTGGCCGGGATTCCAGGGGATGCCGCCTTCCTTCGCCAATAACCTGGTCGGGAAACCCTGGCCTGTTTCCGATGGAGACGCGCCGAACTCAATGGGGAATGTCCAGGAAGCCCACAAGGGCCACTGGGTGGTCCGCATGGCGAGCAAGAACTTCAACGCATCGAAGAACCTGCTCAACGGACAGACCGGGGAAGAGGGCCTCATGACCGAGGCGAACTGCTACAGTGGATGCTACTTCAAGGCAAGCGTCAATTCGTACGTGTTCGTCCGCCCCGATGGTTGCGGGGTTAACGTGGGCCTGAACAACATCATGTTCACCCGCGAAGGCGAACCGCTTGGCGGCAGCTCGCAGAGCGCGGCAGCGGCATTCGGTGTGCAGCCCACCGCCAGTGCGGCATCCGCGGCGTTCAGTCCTGCCCCGCAGGGTGCGGCACCAAGCAGCGATCCATTCGCAGTCCCGCAGGGTTCCGTAACCCAGGCCGCCCCGGCTGCCCCGGCGGCGGACTGGCTCAGCTAATCACGGGGGCGTGTGCCCCCTCTTAACCGGAGCCCGGCGCGGAAATACAAAGGATGCCCCCTTTCAAAACCGCGACCGGGCTCCACCTTTTAATGGAGCCTTACCTAATGGAAAAACTAACCATCGACTTCGAATCCCGTTCCCCGGTAGACCTCCGGAAGACAACATGCTGGGTCTATGCCGAACACCCCGACACCCAGGTCATGTGCTGCGCGTTCAAGGTGAACGACGAAAAGCCTTCCATCTATATCCCTGAAGATGTGCTCCCTTTGTACGATGCCAAGCATGCGATCATTTGCCAGGATTTCAATGGGGCCACTGCTAGTTTTATTAAAGAGGATCTCCTTCGCGTTGACATCATCGAAGCGCACAATCTGGAATTTGAAATCAGCCTGTGGACGCACAAGATGGTACCGCTTGGCTTCCCGGATCTCCGCGAGGAACCCTACTTCTCCAAGCTTCGTTGCTCCGCCTCGGTTGCTTCCCAGCATGCCCTGCCCAGGTCGCTCGGAAAAGTCTGCCAGGTGCTTGGAACCAAGAACAAGAAGGACGACGCCGGGCACAAGCTCATGCTTAAGATGTGCAAACCGCGTACCCCGAGGAAGGCGGAGAAGGCGGCCAATCCAGGGTGGAGGGACATGCTGTGGTACCACGAGACTCCGGAGGATCTTCTCCGGCAGGCCATCTACTGCGCCCAGGACGTCAACACCGAGCACGAGGTGTCCTCCGTCCTCGGCCAACTTCCACCAAAGGAATTGGAAGTGTGGCGCCTTGACCAGAAGGCAAACTGGAGCGGGGTGCGGGTGGATACCGACCTGGCTTCCAAGATGATCGCCGTCCGGGATGATCACGGGGAGCTGCTCGCCGATGAATTTAAATCGATCACCGGGATCAACGTCACCCAGGTAACCGAGTTCGCCAAGTGGTTGGAGAACCGGATCTTTCGCCCGGTGCCTTCGGTGGATAAGGCTTCGCTCGAGGAGATTCTTAATGAATGGTCAATCGGTGACACGGATTATAGGCACTATGATTTTGGCGATCATCCGACTAAACATAAATATTTTGATGAAGACACAAAACGTGCCGTAGAGATCCGCCAGGAGTATGCGAAGACCAGCCTTAAGAAACTCGACGCAGCAGTGTCGAACACAAGTTCAGATGGACGCATGCGTTCGATCCTTATGTACCACGGGGCCTCTACCGGACGATGGTCCGGCAAGGGGATGCAGTTGCAGAACCTACCGAGCCGCGGGCTGATCGAAGACATCGACGGTTGCATCGGCCTTATCCAGATGGGGCTGGACGCCGCCACCCTTGGCTGCCTGTACCCCGATCTCCAGACGGCGCTAAGCAGCTGCATCCGGAGCCTGCTGCAGTCCACACCCGGGAAGGTGCTGTACGCCGCGGACTTCTCTGCCATCGAGGGCCGGGTTCTTGCCTGGCTTGCCGGAGACCACCATATCGTCAAGGCCTATGAGAACGGGGACGACCTGTATAAACTGGCCGCGAGCCTGGTGTACCATGTGCTACCCTCCGAGGTCACAAAGGACCAGCGTACCGTAGGTAAGATCCCGGAGCTTGCCGGAGGTTTTGGAGGAGGATGGCGGGCATACATGGCCTTTGCAAAAACCTATGGGCTGGTACCTCCTGACGAGGTACTGGACTCCCTGACGGATTTCGATTTCAAGGACTGGCAGGGAAACAGGCTAACGATGGAGGAGGCCGGATACCAGAAATGGTTCGACCCCATGGTGAAGGCCTGGAGGGCCAACCGGGCCGGAACCGTGCGCCTGTGGTTCGAGATGGAATGCTGCGCCCGGATGGCGATCAGCAGCCCCGGCAAGGTGTTTGGCCGCAAGGGAACATTCTTCGATTATAACGGCTCCAAGTACGAGCACTCCGGAATCCTGTTCGGCGTATCGAAAAGGTTCCTGCAGATCCGCCTTCCCTCCGAACGGAAGCTATACTATTTCGACCCAAGGCTCATGGAGGGAGGAAGGCTTTCGTACATGGGGTGCGATAGCGCAAAGGGAGGGGCCTGGCTCAGGCAGAACACCTACGGTGGGAAGCTTGTCGAGAACATCGTGCAGGCGGTGGCGAGGGACCT